GCGCAGATCGGGCCGCGGCCGAAACAGGGTCGTGTCGACCGCGTGCGGCACGTACAGAGGGTCGAGCCCGGCGTCCCGCATCTGGGCGACACCGAACCTGCTCATCGCGACCGGCGTGACCTGCTCGTGGGCGAGCACCTTGACAGCCGCCGGCGGCGCCGGCAGATGGTCGACGGGCGCCCACACCGCCACCTCGAGCCCGTCGGGCCACAGGTCGGGCTTCAGCACCCACGCGTCGCAGAGCGCCACGATCAGGTCGGCCTGGTGCGCCTCGGCGAACGTCGCCAGGTTGTTGTTGCCCCAGTTCGAGTCGCAGGGGTAGCAGGTGATGCCTTCCCAGCCGGTCGCGTGGCCGTGCTGCCCCCAGTTGCAGACGACCGCGAGGTCGTGGCCCATCGCGGCGAGCCGCGGCAACGTCAGGGCGGCCTGCTGGCCGTAGCCGGACGGCAGCCACGGCGGGTTCCCGAGCCAGAGGATTCTCATTGGATCGTCCTTAGCCGCCACTCGCAGCCGAGGTAGTCGCCCGGGTACGGCTGGAACCCGGACCGCTCGTCGACGGCCGAGCCGCCGACGACACCGCCGAACGACGGGTCGGCCTGCAACGCGACGATCACCGATGCGGGCCCGTCGACGTCCATCAGCCCGAGCAGCACCTCCTGCGCGCCGACATCGTCAGGGCTCGCGACGCGGGCACGGACGGTGAACGTTTCTTCCCAGCCGGCCTGCGAGACGGGCAGTCCCGACGGGCCGCCCGGATACACGTCGATCGACGGTGGGGTCGGGCCGCCGTTCCAGAATGCGGTCACCTGCAGCCCTGCGACCTCGGTCGTGAGTGGGTCGAGGCTGGCCGCTATCGCTTCCATGATCTCGGCCAGCCCCGCCACCTAGGCGACGCCTTCGTGGAGCCGCAACGGGTCCAACATGCGGTGCCACCGCATCCACGAGTCGTTGCCGGCGTACGCCAACAGGTCCGACGCGAGCAGGGCGGCCCCGAACGTCGCGTAGCCGAGGTTCCACAACTCGCGTGCCCGGCCGTAACAGACCAGCACCGTCAACGGCGACGGCGTGTCGGCGTCGTAGACGAGGTCCCAGTTGATCTCGGTCGACGCGCCGTCCAGGCACAGCTGCGCCTGCTCGATCTGCACCGCTGTCGGGCTGCGGATGTTCAGGCGACGCAGCAGCTCGTCGGTCGTCCCGTACGCCACCCTATTTCGCCTCTTTCTCCTTGCCGGACTCCTCCTTCGCCTTCGCCTTGGCTTTCGGTGGTGCCGGCTCCTCCTCTTCGATCGTGCCGGCGGCCGCCTCGAGCCCGGCGTCGGTGCCGCCCGTCCCCTCTTCGGATGGGTGCGGCTGCCCGACCACCTGCTGATTCGGCGCGTCCCAGACGGTTCCGCCCGACTGCTCGGGGTTCGGCTCCGACGGCGTCACCTCGGTTTCGTAGTGGTCGTCGACCGGGTCGCCGGTCGGCGAGTCCTGCTCGACCACCTCGGTCGTCTGATGCTCGTCGAGCGGCTTCTCGTCGGCCATCTAGGTGACCGTCACTTTCACGATCCCGGTCGACTCGACGATCAGCGACGCGAAATACCCCGCGTAGGCGATCTGGACGCCGAGCACGGACGGCTCGACGACCTGCAGCGACCCGATCCGGTCTTCGTACACCTCGGCGGCGGCGGTCGACATCACCACCAGCCTCTTCGTGGCGCCGAACCCGGACGTGATGTAGATCGGGATGCCGGAGATCGAGCCGGCGGCGCCGAGACCGAACGCGGCGGCCGAGAATCCCTGGCCCTGCTGGTTCATCGGGTTGACCGGCTGGAACAGCGGCCCGAGGATCCCGAGCACGTCGGGGCTGGCGACCGCCAGCACGCGGCCCTGCCCCTTCGTGGCCGTGTACACCGACGCGGCGGCCGTCCAGAACTGGGCGGCGACGACGTCGCCGGTCGGCGATGCCGGGATCGTCGGCCCGGCGGTTCCGCCCGTGTAGAACGCCTGCACGGCGGTCGCCTCGGTCGTGATCGCGTACTGCGCCGCGAGGTCCTGGATGACGATGTCCATGATCGCCGGCTGCGACCAGTCCAAATCCTGGCGGCTGACGTTGACGTAGCCGCCGATCGTCGCCGGCGTGACCGTCAGCTTGCCGATCGTCATCTTCTGGCTGACGAGCTCCGCCTTCTCAGACGCTTGTGCGCCGACAGCGGTGTGCTGCGTCACCTTCGGCCGGCTGAAGCCGGTGCCGGGCAGCTGCCTTGGCCCGAGCGCGTTGACCAGCGGCCGGGCGGCGTCGATGAAGTTGACGACCGGCCCCAGGATCGGGGTCGGCAACAGGCCCGGGTTGTCGGACGTCGTCTGGTGGGATGCGGCCCGGTTGTAGGTGTCGAGCCTGCGGACTGCCTCCTCGGCGCCGAGCCCGGCCTTCCACATGTCGAGCACGTACTCGCCGGCCGACCGGTACTCCACATCCTTGGGGCGGCCCGGCTCGGTCATGAACTTCGCGACCGCCGCGATCCGGTTGCTGGAGTCGATCGAGATCTTCCGTGCTTCCTCGAGCGGCTGCATCAGCGTGTTGCATTTCGCGATCCGGTCGCGGGCGTGGGTTACGAGCTCGAGCTGGTCTTCGCTGAGGTCGTCGCCCTTCTCTTCGGCGGCGCTGACGACGCCGTCGATGAATTGCTGTCTTTCCTCGATCTCGCTGACGTAGCGAGCGAGCATCGTGTCGGTCGAACGGACAGACATCGTGGGGGTGCTCCTTCCAACGCGAAAGCGAACAAAGGCACAAGCTGATCGCGATCTCGCGCTTCCCCCACTGGCCGACCGGACGCCCGTCTGGGCTGACTACACGGTGGAAAGTTCGGCGCTACCGGTGACTATAACGCGCGTCGATGTCGGCAAGCTGCCGGCGCCACTGCTCGACCTGCCAGCGGTCGCGGTTCGGCGTCACCGTCGCCGCCTCGCTGGCCTTCCTGACCGCCAACACGCCGGCTTCCTCGTAGGCGGGGTCGGGCGTCAACGCGATATGCGCCAGGTACAGCCGGTTCAGCCTGCGCCGCGACCGTGTCTCCCACGTCTCGGCGCCCGCCACCACCGACCCGTAGCGGCCGTGCTTTCGCAGCAGCGTGAATCCCGCCGACGCGCCCAACACCCCGTCGTCCGCCAACACCAGTGTCTCCTCGCCCAGCGCGGTCGCGGAGATCCGCAGCTCGGCGACGAGACCGTCGGGGCGTGCCGGGTGGAACGCCATCGCGCGGCCGACCGTCCGTTGGATCTCGTGGTCGCGGTTGACGCCGACCCGCATCTGGCCGCCGTTTTTCGCCTCGAGCCCCCCGAACGCGCCCCGGGTCACGATCTCGGTGAACTCGCGGCCCTGTTCGCGGATCGTCGTCTCGGTCTCGTAGGGCATCACGATCAGCTCGATCGTGCGGTTCGGGAACGACACGTCGGCGACCTCCGCCGTCCTGATTTCAACCTCTCCGTTCATCTGAGCACCCCGCTGGAAACGTCGGATGGTGTGCTGTTGTCGAGCCGTTCGGCGTCGCGAATCTCCTGCACGCTCAGGGCCGGCTGCCCGGTGACCGGATCCACGATGGCGTTCAGGATCTGGGCGGTCTGGGCCCGCTCGAGTGGTTCGGCGGCGACGTACTCGTCGCGGTTCAGCTCGACCTGCGTACCGCGGGGCAGCGCCCACCCAGACAGGGCCGCCATCACCTTCTGCGCCTTCGGCCGCAGCCCGGTGCGCCAGTGCATGTCGAACCACATCGTCACGTTCTTGTAAGTCATGGCGTCGGTGGAGGTGGGGATCCCGACGAGCTCCGACGGGACACCCAGCAGGTGGGCGATCCGGCCCTCCTGCTTGTCGAGGAGGTCGGTCAGCGCCATGTCGTGCGGGTTGATCTGCGTCGGGTTCCACGTGATGCCGCCCGACAGCACCGCCGGCTCGCCGATCGACGACGCCCTGGCGGCCACCCAGTCGGCCTTCAGTTGCATCGCCTGGGGCGGTGACAGCTCGGCCGGGTGCTGCAGCACACCCGACGGGATGCCGCCGCCGGCCGCCAGCTGCGACGCGTACTGGATCAGCATCTGGGCGGCGACCATCCGGTAGTGGCCCGCCTCCAATGGCCCCTGCCCGTGCGCGTATCCGACCTGCGACTGGTACCGGACGTGCAGCATGTCGCCGGTCACGTCCTCGCCGCCGATCGAGTAGACCCGCAACCCGTACTCCATGTCGATCGACACCATCCACGGCGGCACGACATGGAACCGCGCCGGCCAGCCGGTCGAGTAGCGGGCCGTGCAAAGCACGAACGCCTCGCCGAGCTGGTAGTCCCAGAACAGCTGGTGCGCGAACTCCTCCCACGACGTGTAGACGTCGGGGTCGGGGTTGTTCAGCCAATCGGCCTGCAACGACTGGGCGCCGTCTTTCAGATACGGCGGCATCGTCGCCAGCGCCTGCGCGTTGAAGTCGACGCACATCCAGGCGGTGTCGGTCAGCGTGCTCGGCATCGCCCCCGACGCCCAGTACGGCGTGAACCAGTCGGACGGCCACCCCGACCACGCCGACGGGACGATCGTCGGCGGCCGCCAGTCGGGCGGGTCGGCCCCCGTCAGCACCACACCGTGCGGGTCCCCCGGCGTCGCGGCCGGCGGCCCGACCGTCGCCGGGGGCACGCTCGCCGGGTCGTTCTCGTTCGGGATCATGTCCGGCGGACGGATCGAACGACGGGAGAGCCAACCCACTATCCCGATAGGTTAGGTGGAGAAGCGGCGGTTAGCCAAATCGGGGGATTGCGCCCACGCGCCCGAAGCCGATGATCAGACCGTGGTGCTTCTGATCCTGCTCGGCGTCTGCGTCGTTGCCCTCTCACTCATGGCCTGGGGGATCGCGACATTCGACGAGGCGGTTGCGCGCGGCAAAGAGCGACAGAGGGCACGACGCCGCGAGATCCGTAAGTCCATGCGCCCGCCTCAGTAGACCGCCACCGCCAGCGTCGACGCGACCAGCGGGCAGATGTCGATGCTCGAGTTCTTCCGCGACCACGCCCACGCGTCGCCGAGCGGCCGGCGTGTCGCGCCCTTCAACGCCCCCACCATCTCCTGCGACCCCAGATGCCGGAGCGTCCCCTCGTCGACCGCGTCGACAAGCAGCCCGCACGCCTTGGCGTGCTCGGACGCAGTGACCTCGTCGACCGGGACGCGGGCCTCGTCGCAGCGGGGCGCCAGAGCGCCGGCCGGGCCGGTCGCGTCGTACATGATCGCCGCCGGGTTCCACCGCTCGCGAAGCGTCACAAGCTCGGGAACGACCCAGCCGGTGCCGCGCCGGTAGTACACCACCTCGAGGTGGAACAGCCCGTCTGGCCGGTAGCCGGCGGCAGCGATCGCCGCGGTCGACCGGTCCGGCGCAACGTCGAACGCGAAACAGACAGGGTCGTCGGGGTGGCTTGTCTCGTCGACGAGGCTGGCCCACCGGTCGAGCGAGATGACCATCGCCGACTGCAGGCTCGTGTCCGGCCAATCACCGACGCCGAGCCGCTCGACCGCGAACGTGCGCGGGTCGAGCGACCGCAGCTCGTCCTCGACCGCCTCCCGGTCGATCCTGATCCCGTAGCCGGGATTCGCGGCCGCCCACACCCGGTCGTCGGCGGCGGTCGCCTCGTCGATCAGGCCCGGCCGGTCGGCGTCGTGTGACCACTCGAAGTAGGCGAGCCGCGGGTCGGTGCCGGCCAACGCGCGCTCCCGCACCCTCGCGAAGACGATGCCGTCCGCGTGCACCATCTGGTCAACAGCGGAGCCGGCGTACCAGCGCTGCCGGTTCGGCATCGCCGCCATCGTCGGCAGCAGCGCCGCCATGCTCGACTCGGCGAGGAACATCGCCTCGTCGAACACCACGCACGGCGCCGTGAACCCGCGGCCGGCCGACTTCGTCCGCGCGAAGAACAGGATCCGCTGCCCGTTCCGCAGCTCGATCCCCTCCTCGCCGTGGGTGCGGATCACCTTCCGCACCCGGCGGTCCAGTTCGGGTGTCGCCTCGATCAGCCCCAGCAGCCGCAGAAAGTGCTCCTTCGAAGTCTTGAACTGCTGCGCCGAGTGGATGATCAGATGCTCCTCCAGCAGGAACAGCCCGGCGAGCTCGCGCGCTTCGAGCACCGCGTTCTTGCCGTTTTGGCGTGGCACGCACAGACCGACCTCGGCGGCGGCCCACCGGCCGTCTGGGCCTTCGCCGAGCGCGTGCTCGAGCACTAGCGCCTCCCACGGGTCGAGGATGAGGCCGCCGAGCGCCGCGAGCTCGACCGCTTCTCGGCCTGCCGAGGATCCGTAGCCGGGGGAACACAGGATCCGCGGCATCACCGTCTCGGCGACGCTCACCGGCCGGCTCTCCGCTGCACGCGCCGGCCGGCAAGCTCATCCAACGAATCGGTGCCGGCCACGGGCGCCGGCGGCTTCTCGTCCGCTCGTTGCGCCGGTCGGCCCCACCGCTCGGGGTATTGCCGCTCGAGCAGCCACGCGGCCGCCTGCCACGTCGAGCGAGCCGCCTGCGCGATCGTCGCGATCCCCCTCGCCTCGCCCTCCGCTCTTGCCACTTCCAGGCGCTCGACAAGCTCGGCCGGCAGCTCGTCCACCGGCACCCCGGCCGCCTTCGCGGCAACGTCAAGATAGTTGCCGGCCCGCAGCATCCCCACCAACTGGGCGAGCGCCTGCTCGTCCACCAGCCGCCGGTGCGCGTAACACCGGTCACCGCCGACGAGCGCCTCGTTGCGGCACTGGCCACCACGACGGGTTTCGGCGTTACACCGCAACAGCAGTCTCCTCGCGCTCGGCGACCAGGCCGTCG